TTCTTTGGATGATGAACTTGTACTGACAATAATTGAAGAATAAAACCCCTCTGCTTGGTCAGGGCCATATCAGGGGTTTTTCGGGGGTGTTCCAGGGCGTTTTCGGTTGACTAAGATATATTGCATGTGTAATATTTAAGACAAGGCGGGCAGGAAGTGCGACTAACACCCCCTGCCCTGGGGCAATCCCCCTGTGGTTTTACGCACAAGTTTCAGGCCCCGGTATGGAAGCCACTCCTACCGGGGCACGCTCATTTGTTCAGGCCTAGCCAGTGAACAATGAGGGCCACTAACACGCCCGAAAGGACGGCCAGCAAGAATTGCTCCATAGGCATCACCCCCTTGTCAAAGACTCGGAGGATTGCCCCTTGAGGCTGCCTTTACCGCATTTTCCACGCCTACGCCAGTAAAAACCCCCTGCCGCCGGATGCCAGCAAGGGGATCGTGTGAAACGGTTTCCCGCGTTATCGGCGTCCACGCGCCGGGTTGGCCTTTTCGGGTTGGAAGCCCCAGCCTTTATTCGCACTGTGGTAAACAAGTAAACCCACAGCGTTTTTTAAGGCCATACCATGAAGCTGTCGGGGCAGTGTTGTAAGGCTGCCCCTGGGTATGCCGTGGGGCAAAATTACACGCCAAGATCGGGAAGCTTGGCAAGCCGCGCCGCCGCCCTGGGGTGGAAAATCGCAATGCTGCAAATCCATTCGATCATAGTCTGATACCACACGTCCACAAGCCCCTGGTCGATCACTTCCATCGCCCCGGCCTGCAAGCCGCTCAAAAATTCCTGGACGCCGAAACGGCAGGCGTAGATGCTGGTGGTATCGTCATCTTTGCCGTCTTCCTCGTCAAAGCCGAGAATGGGGTTGCCTTCCGCGTCTTCCTCGATAACCCCGATGGGGATATTGGCGTAGGCGGGAATCTGGCGTCCAAAGGCGTCGGAAACGGTTTCAGTAGCCTGCCCCTGTGAGCGCATGGACGCATTCAGCGCACGGCGCATATCCTTGGACATGAAAAGCATATCCGGTCCGCCCACAACCTGGTCAATAAGCTTGTCCACAGCCGAACAGAGCGTCGTTTTCGTAGTGCCGGTGCCGTTAAGCACTTGAGCGCCTGTAAGACGCTTTTCGAGGCCGTCAAAGCCCTTGGGATCGTCGGTAGCGTCGCCCTTGAAAAAGTTTTTCGTGAAGTCCAGCGCCGCTGCCTTCGCCTTCATGGCATCATGTACGGCGCGGATGTTGTTCACATTGCCCTGAGTCTTGACGAAGGCGCGATCAACTTTGCTGAGGCCGCCGAAGATTTTCAGGACTTCCACCATCGGCTGTACTACGCCCGTGTCCGATGTATAGGTTTCGTTGTAATCACGGAAGCCGATGCCGGGCAGGGTTTGTTCACGATTCCAGTTGTAGGCGTTGCCCGCCACGTCAAGGAAGGGCATCACCATCAGCACGGGGCTTGTGCGCGGAAAGGTTTCCACGACGCCGCGCTGCAAGGGGTTCTGTATCAGTTTTGCTGCTTCAGTAAGTGTCAACATGGTCTTTCTCTCCTATCGGCCATATCCCATGCTCATCATCTGAACCGGGTTCAGGCCGGATAAATCTTGTGGTGGTTTTGCCCCTGGCCGCCTGCTGCCGGGACTGTCCGTCTCACTGGCCACTGGTTGCGCAAAAACGCCGCGCTGCCTAGCTGTGTTGATCCAGCGGATTTTCTCAGCCGGGGGCAGGTTCGGCACCAGATCGCGCATGTCTTCCGGCAAGGTGGCGACAAGCTCTTGCACAACTTCGGCAAGCGAATCCTCCGCCGCCTTGCGGGCGTCCACAACTTCCTTGAAGCGGGCATAGGGCACCGTTGTTTCGGTCTGTTGTTTTGGCCCGTCCTGTGGGCTGTTTTGCGCGTTTGCGGGGGCATTGTCCTTGGGTTGATTGTCGCCGTTGACGGTGGCGTTGCCGGTGGTGTCGTCTGCCATGTCAATCTCCCATTTTACGCCTGGTTGGCGGTGTTAAAATCGTTTTGGATGCCGCCAAAAGACGGTGTGAAGTCCGGGGTGGCGCTCCTGTATTTCTGATTTTCGGCGCGGATTTCATCAAGGCGCTGCTTGGCATCTTCCCGCGTCAAATCCGGGTTGCGCTCGATCATGATGTCCACAGGCGAAATAATGTTGTTATCCATCAACAGTTCCCACTCTCTGGCCTGTTCCGTGCCGGAAAGGACGGGCTTGGGGTCGTAAAAGTCCACGCGCATGGTTGCCGCCGCGCTCATTTGCCGTTGTGGGTTGTGGACGTTCCAGACAGTACGGAACATCGCAAAAAGCTGCTGCTCATACCCGGCAAAAAGGGCGATCTGGTCGCGGCGCTGTTCCTCAAGCTCAGAGTTGCCCACAAGCTTGGATATGCCAGATTCTGCCGTGGGATTCGTGGACATGGAGGCGGCGCTCAGACCGTTGCAGATCGCGGCCTGTTTCAGCAGAAAGTCGATCATGTTGAGGATATCTTGGATCGGCGCGTTGGGGGCCGCAAAAGAGAAGTCAGCGCCTTCAGGCAATCCGAGGTATTGACCGGGGCCAAAGTTCAAATCAGGTGCTTTCCCGTCTCTGCCGGTTGCGCCCTTGGCCACGGCAACGCCGAAGCCCTGCAAGTCGGCGGTGAAAGAAAGAGCCGTCAGGCGCCGGTTTAATTCGTCCTGGACGGCCATCAAATCATTGGCGCCGGGAAGCCAAAAGGTATCAGTCGGCGTATGTGAAAAAACCGGAATGAAGGGGATCACGCCGTAGGGGTTCGGTTGCTCTTCAAGAATGTAGCCACGATAATCAAGGCGCTGGTATGTTTCCGCCGTCCACAAGTCGTACTCGATTTCCTCATTGCGTCCGCTGCGGTCAAACGTCACCAGGACGGCGGTCACGTCTTCCGGCGTGTCTCCGGTCACAACGTCAAGCACATCGCCCGTCACCACGTCCAAATCCATCTTGCCGTCACGCCACACAGGGCGAAGCATGATAGTCCCTAGAAGCGTGGTGTAGCGGTTTCCTATTTTCATCTTGGACGGCAGTTGCGCCGTGGTTTCGATTTCCGCATAAATGGCCGTATCTTCCGGCTTGCCATCCACAACGCGCTCGGCGTCCAAAAGATAGACTGTGGCTATCCGCTTGACGATCTTCTTGACGATATTCAGGAAAACGGGGTTGTACCGCTCAGGCTCAGTGCGTTCGCGGACAAGCTGTTCTTTGATGTACGGCAACTGCACGTCGTTGAAATAGTCCAGCATCCGCGCCGCTTCACGCTTCCGGTGCGTGTCGGCATCGCGCATGGCGTTGCGGTATGCCGTCTGGACAAGGTTTTCAGCTTGCGAAACGGGGTACATGGTAGACTCCTGTGATCATGGTGCATTTTTTGTCAAAAAAGTCAAGAAAAATTAACATATTACGCAGTAATATCATGTTATATCGCCTTGTATGACGTTATACCGGGCATTTTCACCATTGATTGATAAAATTTAGGTAGTTGCAACTCACTCTCGACGTTGCGTCTCATGTACTGCCGAAACATGGCGTCCACCTTGCGGTGAGAAGGGCAATCCTGTGAACACAGCAGTTGCATATCACCGGATCGCAAATAACACAGGGCCGCATGGGCGCTCTTGCTGTTGCAGATCACGGCATCCAGAGTGAAGGCCGCAAGTTCCTGTTGGCGTAGGCTGTAAATTGCCCAACAGAGGCTATACACGCGGTCATCATGCCATTTATCGGAGCCGAAACGCGGCTTGTCGCCTTTGAGTTCGTACAAAAAGGTTTCCATTTCCCGCGCCAAGTCTCTGAGCGTATCGGAAAAATGAAGCCGCCCTTCCTTCACGATGCGGTACAGTTCCATGAAAGCGGGGGTCTGTGCTGTGTTTGTGGCGTGGATGATCTCAGTCGGCAACTGGCGTTCGACTGCCCATGTAGCAATATCTTGCGCGTTGTAGGCTTCAATGCAGATATTTTGCAGGGCGTAGGCTTCGCTGTCGGCCACAATCGCCTTTTTGATCAGCGCGCTGAGACTGCCGAGAATGGATTGCTGATTCAGGACGTAAA